GATCCATCGAGCACCTTGTCAACACCCTCCTGGAATGAGACATCGTTGTAACCTATGGACCGCAATGCTTCCTTGATGCTCCAAGGGGTTCCCTTGTAACGGTGCAGCTCGATCGAGCGGCGAAGCACCGCACGGCGCTGATCATCCGTGGTTGCGAACCGCCATCCCTCGAATCCCATGACATGAAACTGCCTTGCCAGGTATGGTAGGGCAGCGGCCGGCGCCGTATCGATCATATTGACCAACGCCACGGATTTATCAATGGAGTCAAGCCGGGCCCTGACTACATCATAGAATGCTGCCAGGTGCGGGATGGCATTGATTGCCGATGCAATGGGTCTGCTCATGCGGCTGTCACGTTGATATCGGTGAGCTTGGGGAATTCATTTTCGTCACATTCCACGTCGGCTGCAGGCAACGTGATGGTAGGTATGTCAACAACTCCTTCCACGGCCATGATCGCAGCAATAACCTGTGTCCTGTACACGCTCTTTCCAAGGGTTACAACCTTGGAGGTATGGAAGGCTTCAAGGGCTGATTCCACGGCTGCGATGACCTCTTCCGGAACATAGGACGGATCAACCGTAATCTCGCCGTCAAACTCCCATTCTACAGCTGTAGGGCTTTCGACCAACACGGTATCGCACAGCGGCCGGACCTTTTCACCGCTGCATGTGGCCAGTACGGCATCAATGATCTCCTGCGGCGTTTCAATGCCGCCGGAAACCAGCGGGTAAATCTTGACCGTGCCGGGATCAGGAGAAGCGACAACCACGTCCACGATCGTCTGACTGGCCGTTTTCGCCCAGTAGATGTAGGACTGGCGGCTTCCGGCGCAACTGAATGCTTCCGGAGCCAGCCGGATCCTTTCTCGCAGCTGGTCATCGCTTTCCTGGTCGGCACCACCGGCAGAGGTAGTGGTATTTTTGACGCTGGTAATATTGACAGCGGGATCGAGCAAGTGCGTAATGGTCTCAACGGGGTACCCATTGCCAGCCGCACCCGGCGTTGAGCAGTATGCCTGCACGTCAACATAAGGGTCGCTGGCTTCAAAGGCTGCATCTTCGCTGGTAACGAAAATCATCTTACCATCGTTGGTGGCTACCCTTTTCCCGGCCGTTATGGTGCCGGATGAATGGGTCGTGATGAAATAAAACCGGAGGGTTGTTGCCGCCCCGACCGAGCCAAGGCGTGTCACACCGACCAACTGGCCAAGGTAATCGAGCACCGGCGCAACGGCAAAGGCGACAAGATTCATGCAGGATGCGTTTTGAACCTGCAGACGCAGCAGGTTTTCCCGGTAGGCCCATGCGTCCAGCAGCAGGGTTTCCACCTGCCCGGGCTGTAGTTTCTTTCCGGTGCGGGTTTCGTAGTCCGCAATCATTTCCGCCACTATGGTGGTCAGGTTTGTAGCTATGAATTCGGGTTGGCTCATTGGGTAAGGTTAAATGTTGTGATACCGGTCTGTGCATCGGACGTAATCCAGGTCAAGGTGAATGTTACATGACTTTCATCGATCACGTAGGTCACCCTCTGAATGATGGCTCTCGGTTCGTAGATGGCGATCTGGCTGGTCATTTCCTTGATAAGGTTCGGGACCATCACATCCATCGGGCGGTCGATCCATGCCATGATGTCCACGCCATACTGCGGATTCACGGGATCGGTACCCTTTTGGGTGGATATGATCAGCAAGATGCACTGGTTGATGTCTTCAAGATCCGTGACGATCTCCCCGAACTGTTTCATCCCGAACTGCCAGTAGCCGGTTTTGATCTGATCCAGGGTCATGATGCAGTGGGTGTAAGGGTTATCGTTCCGGTCACCGGGCCATTGGGGGCAGTGAGTACAAACGTGACGGTGGTACTGGTAATGGCCGAAGAGACGGCCTGCACGATGGCATTGGCGAAGTCTTCGCTGATGGCCGTTATAGGACCCGGTTGGTCATCGGTGCTGTCGATCTGCGCCTGGAATGCCGCCAGAAGGGCCGCTTTCAATGTGGTGCTTTCTCCTGCCATGTCAGTCGATATTTGGAAGTTCTACGGTCTGTCCTTTTAATTCATGAGTACAATCATCGAGGTATTTGATCATTCCATTGGTCACGAATGAATGGCATACAAAATCAGTTGTCCCATCCGTGGTCCTTGTCCAGCGAACAAGAATTGATGGCGAAAAGGTTGGCTTGTCAGGATCTTCGTTATAGGACCATTGCGCAGAATTTTCACCCCGTTCTTTTACCCACACACCATGATGCGACTTACAACCTGGGCAATAAAACTGATAATCCGGCCCTTGATCTGTTGATATAATTGCCTGAACTTTTGCCATGTCAGTTTTCTAAAAGGTTAGCAACACTCTGCTTGATCGGATCAAAGGCCGTGGCATTGATGGGCGTTCCGCTGGGTCCGTTCGGGGTGGTGACCGTGATCAGCTTTATCTGGTCAATCAGGTCCAACAGGATCTTCTTCAGGGTGTCGGTGGACTTTTTCAGCGTGTATCCGTTCTCGGTCATCACCAGTTCCACATCGCCAAGTACTCCGGTCAGTATTTTTTCTTCCCGGTCGTAGGTCACGGTCAGGCCATCACCGAACTTTACCTGGTACTTGTCCTTGCTCTTTGCATCGGGTTCCACATCACCCGAATAAATTGCACCGAGGATCACGCCATCCTCACACCGAGGATCCATCAGGCACGCCACATGCTCATCAATGTCCAGCGGAAATTCAACCTTGGTGTCCTTTGCTCCCCGAACGACCAGCGGCAACCAGTCGCTCACAATGCCATCGGCATCGAATTCCACCCGTGCCAACCCCTTTTCGGGATCTATGTCGGATATGCGGCCAAATACGATCATAATACCTTCACCGAATAGTTTTTCCTGACTTCCGTACGTTTGCGCTTGCCCTTCTCCTGCTCGATCAACGCAACCCTTTTCACTTCAAGCATAGTCAGGTATCCGCCGGTAGTTATCTCATGCTCGCTGGTGGCGATATGGTATTTCCCTGCCAGCTTTCCGATACCGGTCCACTGGAAGTTGCTGCCTGCAACCAACAGCGGATTGCCCTGAATGGTCAGGGATCCTTCCTGCTGGTTCATGTTCGACCGCAGAAGAGCTGCTTTACTTACCACTTCTGCCTGCCCGTCGTTCTCTACCCTGTCAAAAAGTTCCAGGCTGTCATTGGTGGCAGGGGCATCCCACCAGGCGCCTTCATCTTTGTATTCCGTTCCAGCAGGCATAAAGGTGGTAAAGGCAGGACCTTCTACCGTTTTAAGCGGTACGCCGCCGGGGCCTGTCGATTCTGACGGCGTATAGGTGTATGTGGTGACCTTGCCGGTTTTCCGGTCATGGAAATTCAAATTCGACTGTGTGGCTGTCTTTGCGCTCTGATCTTTGATCTGATAACCAAGGCAATCTTCACGATCGATGGAGCTGACGGACCCGCCGCTGATCACACCGAAAAGGTTTTCAAAGACAAGCTGATCACCGCGTATGCTGAAAAAATAACCGAACTGCTGGCTTAACCGCCTTAAAAAGGCCAAGTCATTTTCCCGGTGCTGGGTGATACGGACGAACTGCACATCGGCAATCTGCCCGGTAACTGTCAGGCCATTGGCAGAAGCCACCTGGTCAACGATCTCCTTCAGGGTGGTATTCTCATGGGCCTTGTTCTTTTTCGTCCGAAGCCCCCCTGTAATGACGGAGGAAATGGCGTTAATGGTGACGGTATCCGGCGGGCTTGCAATCTCTATGCTGTCAATCTCGAACTTGCCGCAGTCCATCATGGCCTCAATTCCAATCTTGCATTGCAGGGTGTCGCCTTTTACAGGGTACCAGTCATTCTCCCAGAACCCGTCCACGTTCTCCAGAGTTATCACAAGCTCATCCGCCTTCCCCTCGCTGTTGTCCTTGTACTTGATGGATAACAGGTATGGCAAAAGGTCACTGCTGATGTCCTTTTGGTTGTACAGCACTTCGAACTTTGCCCGGCCTAACGTTTCCACGGCGGCAGATTTAATGGGTCAATGGCCGGCCGGTCAATGACCGGCACCAGGATAATCAATCCGTCAGGCAGCACCTCATGCAGGGAGTGATATGGATTTGCGGCCGTGATAAGGTTCATTTTGCTCACATCGCCGTATGCCTTGTAAGCGATACCGCTCCAGGTATCTCCAGCCTTAGTTGTATATGTGGTGTTGCCGGCCACTATCCTTCGAATTTGTAATCATGTAGCCGGTTCATCCAGCCTTTGCGAAACTTCTCCAGCTTCGGATTCTGCCGGATAATATCATCGATGTATTTTGCCCGGGCATTCCAGATGTCAAGGAAAAGGTCATGCTGCGGAAATCCATTGATGGCCCGTAGTGTTTGTGGCCCGACAACGCCGTCGAAATCAACCTTGACAATGCGCTGCGGGATGATGATGCCCCACTTGCCAGAGCTCCAGTACCAGTCCACCAGGACATTGGCAATGGATTGGTTGACGATCTGGTCAGCTTTCCACTTATCCCAGTAAAATGTTTTCAGCACCCGGGTTGCATCCGTAACATTGAGCAGTTTGATATCTTCATGATCGATATCCCCGTCGCCGTCCTTATCATACCCGACTGCCCGCCAGGTCGAAAGCGTGACACCCATATTGGTAGCGCCACCCGGATCGGCCGGATCGTTCACATAACCACCCTCCCATTTGAGGATCTTCGGTACCAATAATTCTACTCTTGCCATTACGACTGTGTTGCGATTAAATTGGTGATGGGCGCTGCATTGATCATCATGGTTCCGAACTGCCCCTGAAGGACTGAATTCAACCCAAGGGCCGTTTGTAAATCGTGAAGCTGCAGCGCCGAAAGCATGTTGTTGCAGCCGGCCTGTAACCCGGAGATCTGATTGAGCAGGTTGGTTGCCGATGATGGAAGGGTCAAACTGCCGGTGATCTTATCCTGTATTCCCGACAGGTTACTTTTGATGTCCTGTATCTTTCCGGCTGCCTGATCCATGTAACTATTGGCCTGTCCTGCAAATAGCTTGGCCTTATCCAATAGCGAAGTAGCCGTGTTGGCGTCAGCGCCTACCTGGGTGACCTTTTCCATCACCGTAGCTGCATCGGTGCCAAGGGGAATTGTCGATGTCAGAACGGGCATCTTTTCGATGTTGGCAAAGCCGGAATTCTTGGCATCCAACTCTGCCTTCTTTTTCTTGTCTGCATCGAAGTTTTCGATCAATACCACGGACAATTCGATCTCCACCCACCTGCCTTTCGGGTCGGTTTTGACAATATCCAGCTCAATGGTTTTGATCACGAAATCACCGAGAAGTTCCCCCTGTCCGTTGATCAGCGGCAAAATAGCCGCCTGCTGCTGGTATTCCTTCAGCGAGCGGTATTGCTCTTCGGGGTTGGCAAAAGCTGATTTTATGCTCAACCCGATGGACAGCTCATCCGCTTTGCTCCCGACGTTCTGAAGGCGTGTTTTGCCTTCGATCGGCTGGTGCTCTGCTATGAGCTGTTCACTCTTCAACTGCAAGGAGGAAAACCCCTGCAGCCCTTCGAACACTATCTCGCCAAGCTGTGCGTACATCAGAGTGCTGGTGTGGTGCTGTCAAGTTTTCCCTGCTCCTTCACCTTGTTGTACGCCTTAAATCCGAAGGCATAGGTGAGCAAGGTAAAGATGAACCCAAGAACAACTTCCCCGGGACCGATGGAGGCTGCGATCATTGTCATGTCTGCAGCGGTTAGCGCCTTAGATTCGAGCAGACGGAACATGGTTTGCTCTGTGACAAACTGCCAGGCTACGGTTGCCGCCATCAGCAGCAGGGCCGCAACCAGCGAAAGGATGCACATGATGCGTGTGCTCGACTTTGCGATCATCCCATTGGGCTGAAGCTCTTCAAAAAATCCGATCGTTTTCATGGTTAGTAGCTTAATGATTCGTTACGCTGTTGCTTTTGCTGCATCATCCGGTACAGGTAGTCTGCATTCTCCCGCAGGATCCTGCGGAAATCTTCTTTATCCCTGGCAGATGCACCGCCATTGATGTTGATCACCGGGGCATAGGTCAACCCACCGGATGCTCCTCGGGCTGCAAATGAGGCCCGTGGGCCGGATGCGACGGCTCCCATTGCTCCCGACATGGCCCTGATCATCGGGGCAGGCTTCATGGTTGCTGCAATAGTTTCAATGATCTTGACCCGGTGCAGATCACGGAACGGGCCTTCCTTCGCCGGGGAGAATGGCAGGAAATTGCGGATCTTCTGGATGATGGCCTTTATGGCTTCAATGGGCTTCGAGGCCATTGCCTTGATACCTTCCCAGATGCTTTTGACAATGTTCTTGCCGGCATTATAGAATAAACTGACGATGCCTCCGATAAACTTCAGCAAGCTGGAAAAGAAGCCTTTGACTTTATCCCAATTCTTTATGATAAGCATCGGAAGTGCAATGAATGGCATGATTGGGATCAGAACAACCGCACCCCACTTTTTGATAAATCCCCAGAACGAATTGAATACAGCCTTTATCCCTTCCCATACCCGGCCGAAGAAGGCTGTGATTGGCTTCCAGTATGCAACCAGTAAAATAACAGCCCCGATTATGGCCGCAATGCCCATGACGATCCAAATCACGGGGCAGCCGTACAACGATGCATTGAAAAGCCATTGAGCGGCTGCAGCTATTTTGCCCCATATTGCCCATGCCTTAACGGATACCAACATCTGAACTATCCCCGTTGAAGCCCAACGTACTGCCTTGGCAAAAAACAGAAATCCGGTGGATGAAATGGAGGCAACCTTTGCAACAGTTCCGAGCGCCAACCCAAGAGCTCCGACAGTGAGGGCAAGACCTCCAATAATGGTAACAACCCATCCTATCACTTTCGAAAGCTGCTCATTACGCTCCATGAAGTCCATCAACTTCCCCGTGAGGGTATTGAGCCATGACCCCAGCGATTTCAACTGTGGCGCAATGCTACCGCCTATCACAGCCGTGAGATTTGTAAATGTTCCGGTCAGTGATTCCCATACCGCAGACCAGGTTGACAAAAGCCGATTTACCCTTGCTTCAAGATCTGCCTGCTCCTGCATTCGCTTTTGCATTTCTGCCAAGGCAGGAAGCCCACCACTTGCAAGGGTCTTAATGAACTGAACATCCTGACCGGTTGGGCCCAAAAGCGGCGTGAGCACCCTGCTGATCTGCTGTTGTGAAAACCCCTTCAGCCGGCCGAACTGCCCGATCATGTTGGTGATGCCCATGAAGTTCCCCTTTTCGTCAAGGAACTTAAAGCGGATCCCGAGCTTGGCAGCTTCGGCATTGGCCAGCGCCATTTTCTTTTCGTCAAAGATGGCCGACATGGCCGCCGATATCCCCGTTCCAACAGTCTCACCTGTGGCCCCGCTCTTGATGAGCATTGCATACAGGGCCGCCACATCCTTGGATGCTTCGAGCCCCTGCAATCCCAAAAACTTCAACTGGCCGGCGCTGCGGGCGAATGCGATCTGCATTTCATCGAACTTGACACCAACATTAGCTGTGCGCTGGATGGTGTCCATAAAGGCCATCATATCCTGGTCAGCAACGCCAGCGGCTTCCCTCAATTTTGCGACGCCAAGGCCAACCTCTTCGAACGGCAGCTTCAGTTGAACTGCAAGATATGAGGCTGCCTTGCCTGTTCCGCTGATGATGTCCTGGGCTTTCATACCACCACGGACCATTTCAGCAAACATATTGTAAAACTCGCTGGTTGTGCCAGGTAATGTATTGCCAAGGCTTGTGGCCAGCTTGCTCACTTTTTCAAACTCATCAGACACACTTCCATTGGCCATCATCATGACGGACTGAAGCCTTGCTGCTCCGTCCTCCAGCTCTGCAAAAGCCTGGATCGGCCTCCTGATAATCTCGCTCCCGATAAATGCAGCCCCTACATTCTGAAGATTCAGGCCCTGCTTTGAAATCTTATCGGCATTGTCACGGAACTGATGGATGCTCTTGATGGATTTATGCACAGCCTCATTGACCACCCTGCTCATGCGGTCATAAGCGGACAGAATCAAAGCCGTTTTTACCTGTGTGTCAGCCATTATCGGGAACCTCGTTCATTTCTTTGTGCAACTTCACCCCTTCTGCATACCACCATCCGATGTCATCCAGGCTCATGTCGAGCGCATTTCCAAGGCCGGGAAGGAAGTGAGCCACAAAGGCGACCTCCCGGCCCGTGGCTAAAAATTTAACTCAGCGAACTCCGTTTGAAGTTTGGTCACATCGGCCATGCCCATATCTTCAAGATCCTCCATCACGATTGCATTGCCTTCGATGGTGGTGAGTTGGGCGATCAAGGCAAATAAGTAAATGCTGGAGTCTGCTCCTGATACACGCATGGCGGCCTTGACGTCACGGCCTTTGCCTTTGCGGATCACGGCCTTGCGGCCATCGGAAAGGATGACTTCCTTTTCCGTAACGTCCGTGGTGCCTGACTGTGGCCCCATCCCGGTATTATTTTCCTCTGCCATTTGAAAAATCTTTCCTGGTTTGAAAAAAGGCCCGGTGCTCTTTCGGGCACCGGGCCCTTGCTTTCTCTGTCGGGATTACCCGCCGATGTTGGACCGGTAGTTGGCCAGCATGTCCACGCCGTTCACCTTGTAGATGTTGGCGAGTACATCAATCTCTGCGACCTCCGTGCCATCCACTACCAGCTTGTAATAGGTGCAGCCGTAGGTGGTTTCGAGCTCGACATTGTCGTGCTGTTTGAAGTTGGCCCCGGACAGATTCTTGCTCTGGATGGTCATGTGGATAACCACCGGCTTTTCACTGGCCCGGCCCTGTGCGCCGTACTGTTCCAGCGAGGAACGCACCTGCACCTGCAGCGGTGTGAATGGGTTGGCAAACTTTGCCATCGCATCCTTGTAAAAGGAATTCCACCTGATCTTCCCTTCCAGCTTGTCAATGCCGCTGAAGAATTCCATCTTGCCGATAAGGCCGATGGCCTGGTGCTCGCTCATCATGAACTTCACTTCCGGGACGTCCATTTCCTTCACCTGACCCAGAAGGCTCCCGCCCTCCAGGTACATGTTCGCGTTCGTGACGCGGTTTACTTTGATCTCGGCCATGTTACTTCAGGGATTTGAGAAGGTTGATGTCGAAGGCGCTGTTGAACGTTATGCGCTCGCCGGGTACCGGTGAAGCGAAGGAATAGCTGAAGGTGTAGTGGCCGGCGGCCATCTCTTCAACCGTGTTGGAGTTGACGTCGAAAAAGCACTTTCCGTCGATCAGGGCGCCGCGCTGGATCAACCCGCGGATGAACCCGTTGACGCTTTCGACCACAGAGTCGATCCACGCCTGGTCCACCGGCTTGTCCAGGAACTGCAGCATGGCATACCGGATCGATTCGTCCAGTACACTGGCGGTCATCTGGCAAGCCAGGAATACGTCGCGGGTGAGGGTGCTCGACGGGTAGGCTGCGCTGCGGTTTCCCCAGGTGCGGTATCCGCTTCCGAAATTCGAAAACACCGTGACAATCCCCGCAGCATTCAGGGTATTGGTTTCCGCTGTGGCGTCATCGACGCTGGCAGTGATATCCAGTTCCACACCGGTGATACCGAGGATCTGATGATTCGACGGGGAGACATGAAAGCCTTCGTCGTTGATCACCTTGGCCCACAGGCCGGCGAAGAAGGAGCTGTATGGCCGCACGACATTGGCATCGGTGGCCGGGTCGTATGCCTTCAGCATCGGGAAAAGCAGCACGTCACGCTTGTGCGACGTGAAGAAGTTGATGTCGCCGTCGGGTCCGCGGCCGGCCAGGGCGACTGATACCGTCGTACCTGTCGGGGCGTCCTTGATGGCGAATCCCTTATACTTCTCCGCAATGGTGGTCATTTCCGCGGCAACCGCTGAAAGGGTTGAGTACCCGGGTGCGATGATCAACTTGGGATTGAACCCGAAAAGGTTGTAGCAGAGCTCGAAGCACTTGGTTCCGGTGCGCTCGCCGGTGTCTCCGTCAATGGCGCCAACAATAACCGATGCTGTGACGGCCGCGGCATTCAGGCGCTTATACCCGCACACCAGCACTTCCCCTGCGTAGGTTGTTGCAGCGTCACCGATCAGCGTCACGTTTCCGTAGCTGTCCACGGTATAGTCGGTATCTTCGTCAAGGGTTGTCGGGACAGCCGGTTCGGTGACCTTGTTGGTGATCACCAGGTCCTTTACCGGCGGGTAGGTTGTGGCGATCTTTCCGGATGCTACCGTGTGCTCTTCTCCGGTGACCGTCGTACACATGGTATCCGGGTCAAAAGCGTTCACCACGATCACGGTACCGGCGCCCTGCGCAAAAATTGCACTGAGAGCCTGCGGGATTGAAAATCCGGGGACCTGGTCCCCGAACTGGGCGGCATCGGACTGCGAGAGTACAAGGGTTGGCGTGTTCAGCGGTCCTTTCGGTGCGGCGCCTACCAGCCCGATGACGGCGGCTTTCACCACGGTAATCGGACGGGCTCCCTGGACGACCTCAATGGTTTCCGATCCATGCAGGAAACTTGTCATCTTTTCTTGGGTTTGATGGGTTTACGATTGATTGATTTCTTCGGGGCCCTTGGCGGGTCAATCTCTGTCAGGTACCTTTTGGCCACCAGGGACCGCACATACCGGTTTTGTTCCGGCAGCTCGACGGTATCGCCAGGATTCACCAGGTAGTCGCCCTGTGGATTCAGGGAGAAAGCCAGCGCCGTTTTGGTGATATTCTTGTAGAGCGCCATTTTAAGGGGTTTGTGATTCTACTGTGATGTTTTCGTAATTGGTCGTGGCAGCTGTGAGCATTTTCGATATCACCTGATCCTCGGTGTCGGGCTCTTCAATGGCAAGCGCAACGGTTGTCAGGTTCAATGCGTAGGTCCACACGCTGTTTTCGTGGCCAACATATTCGGCTTTGCCGAAGTGTATCTTCTCCGTGGTAGTGGATTTCCACCCGAGCAGTGCCGATTTCATTACTGAAAGCATGGTGTAGATTCCAACTGCACCGCGTAGCTTTCGGCTTTGTACGACAATCTGCATCGTGATAGTCTCGGGCTGGGCAACAACATCCGTCGTTTCGGACGTCTCATAGGTGCTGCCGTTGTAGGCTACGGTGATCCTTGCTTTTATCGATGGCAAAATCATATCATCACCGGTTTCCGGAAGAGGCAGCACATCGGCTGCTGAAGCAACCTTTGAAGTGATGCGTGCAACGATTTCCGATTCGAGTGATGCGTAGTTCATACCAATTCGAGGATTGCCTGATAAACACGACCGTCATGCAAGGCCCTCACGTGGATTACGTTGAAAGTCTTTCCATTGACGGTCATTACTTCGTCGGAGTTTTTGTAAAGGGTTTCAAGCCCGGGGAAGTCTCCCTCTTTCCATTCGCTGATGAAATACCTTGGATTATATGCAAATCCGGCCAACTCATCTTCGCGGGAAGGTGACTTCAGATGAGCCTGTGCAGTAAAGGCCCCGCCCCCTGCAGCAGGGGTCCACGACGCAGCGTATCCCATCACGTGGGTCGTGATATCGAATACATTCTGTCCGAGGATGTCGAAGGGAGCGGGTGCCATACGGGCTGATTGTTACTGCCAGGCGATTTTCTTCCAGGTGCCGTTCACCCGGATCCAAAGGTATTTGGTCGTCAACCGCGCCGATCCGTTTCGTAGCTTTGTGCTGGTGGTGTCGGAGGTAAGCGAATACTTCAACAGGTTGTCATCGTAGAGCATCCTGATGTAGGTACTGCCCCGCCGGACCATTGTGATGCCACTGTCGGTCTTTGCGAAAGCGCTGTCTGCGATCATCCAGAAGTTGCTGTCAGCACGGAAAACGAGACTTCCGGCCGGAACCTTTATCCCGAGGGGGACGTTCAGGTTGTACACTTCAATGTGTTCCTTCCAGGATGCCTGTGCGCTCGCGGGTGTGGGTGCGCATACCACTCCTACCAGGAGCGCCATGCAGAATAATGCAATGATCTTTTTCATGGTCAGAAGTTGATTTTGATCTGAACGGTGGAATCGGCGCTGATTGCGCTGGAAAAGGCATACCCGGCAAATGTGTTGCCTGTTGCCGTGGTTGTCACCTTACCGGTGCTGGCCTTGTAGTACAGAGCTTCGCCCTGGTCAATGGCCCCGGTCTCCTTGGGAACTTCAAAAACTCCGACGATCTGCATCGACCCGGTGTCCCCTTCTGCGACGCTGGCCACGGCCACGCCTACCACAGAGGATACCTTTACAAGATCGCCGGAAGATACTGCCGCTTCAGCGGTGAAGGGCATGATCTCGCCCTGCTGGATGTAGTTCTTCATCGTGCTTTTTGGTTAAAAGAGAAGGCGAACTTTCACGGTTGCCGCTGCCGACCCGGCTGCAGCCCATGCGTATCCGGCCAGCTTGTTGCTGTCGGCGGTGGTTGTCAGCTTCCCGCTGGAAGCATTGTAGTACAGAGGCACTCCGATAGCTACCTCATCGGCATCCTTGGAGACCTCATGCACCCCGCTGACCGATGCAATCGCAGCGGCTCCGTTTGCGGCATCTGTGATTGCCACCCCGACCACAGACCCGTTCAGGACAAGATCCCCTGATTCGATGTCTGCCCCGGCCGTGAAGTCGATCGTATCGCCCTTCTGAATTAAGGTTTTCATGGTTTTGAGATTATGGGAGGGCTGTTACACCCTCCCGTTACTGTTTCCGTTACTTTACCGGTCAGGCTCCGACGTTCTTGTACAGACCGCGGTGATCAATCACCTTGGCGCCGAACACCATCCGGACCTTGATCTGCACACCGTCAACCTCGAAGCCCTGCTTCTGCTCGGTGAAGATTTCAGGCTCACCGTCCAGGAAGGCATACTCGATCGTGTCAACCATCGTCGGGCGGGCCGCCAGGTACCAGTTATTTCCACTGATCCGCGGCTCGACAATCGGAGACATGGTGCCCTTGAACACATTCGCCGTGGCCGTGGTAGCCGCAACGATCACAGCGTTCAGCAGCTGCAGTGCCTCAACCTCCTTGTCCGGTCCGACAATCAGGAAGGCGGGCTCCAGGTTCAGGTAGTGTCCGCTGGCCTTGGTTCCGGAGGCTCCGAATCCCTTTTGCTTGCGCATGGCTGCCTTGGCCGCGGCAATACCGTTGGCAATGGTCGTTCCGCTGGCCGCGTAGTTGCCGTGGGTGCTGGCTTCGAACAGCGCAATACCGTCAGCCATCGTCGGGGTTCCGGTCAGCAGATCGTACACGATATCGCTCTGCTTCTGAGCTGCCGCGTTGGCAAGCATCACCGGAATCCTCGAAAGGGCATCGAGGTCATCATTGACAACGGATTCCCACGTGATCGGGATGATCTCGCCATACTTGGCCAGTTTGTAAGTCTCCTTCTCATCGGCAAACTTTCCGGCCTTGTATTCACCACCTTCCGCAACGAGCGAAAGGGTTGGCAGGCTGGACAGGCGGGCCCGGTTGACCTCCTTGAAATCACTCAGGTTGGCCCGGCGGCACCACTGCATGAAGGTGCGGGGCGCCTCTTCGTATGC